TTATGGCTTGTTTCCTTCCCCCTTGGTGGGCGAACCCAAGAATCTGTTTGCCAGGAACAGCACGACAAGGAATACATTAAAAGCGATGAATGGGATCTTCTGCACTTCATATATTGAGTACACATCCCTAAAATCTGCTGCGTCCATATTACTCATTGATAAGTTGTAGGTGAGTGTCAGGCCGCTGCATATGTAAGAATAAGCAAATGCCAAATACATCCCGATGATTGCACTGCATATTACAACCCACTTAGAAATTTTTCGTTTCATAGCTTCCTCCTAATGAGCCCCCAATTGTGCCGCCAGCATAGCCTGTTGAACTGCCCGCAGACCCAGCAGTATCAGCGATGCTTCCCATCGCTTTATCTTCTCCGCTTTCCTGCGCCACGGAGAAATCGCTGGTGTTGGGAAACCATTCTTTCATCTGGGCGGTGACCTCTATTGCGCGGAGATCTGACACGTCTGCGCTGACCTGCGTCATGTACTGAAGTAGAGAGCCAGGGATGGTGAAATCGTCTGAATAAGTGAATCCAACAATCGTCCGATCAAAGATCCGCGAACCACCAAACCGAAGGGCCTTAACTGAGTGCGTGGTGCAGTTATTACCGGTCAAATCGTATTGGTCAATAACCTTGCCAAACTGCCGTACGTTTGGCTTTGCGTCTGGTTTTATGGTCGTTCGATCACTACTCATATAGACTCCAGACAAATAGCCTTCAATTAACGGCTTATCAACATCCAGCACTTTGAATACTTGAGCTTGTAATTTATAAAGCTCGTTCTTCAAGTATCCACTTGCTGGGGAATTTATCATTCTTAGCAAGATCCCTTCTCCTATAAGTGGGAATCCTGGTGGCATATCACCATAGCGACCGTAGGTGTAAACGGTTGGCTTTCCATGTGAGTGAATAGATAAAAAGGCATGCCCGGCTGAATGTGTTTCTACCCAGAGGAAAACGCCATCGGCCATGTTGTTATCTTCGGCCTTGCACTGTTGACCAAGGTTCGCCCCTTCGACCTGGGCTTGCTGGTTTAGCAGATGCTCAGGGAGCGCGGGGAGCTGCGAGTTACCGGCGTTGGTATCAGTCCACCCTGGTGGTGTGGTTGTCCACTTGCTGATCCGGCCGCGGCATGCTGGACACTGGCACATAGTCATTTGCTTCTCCTGCCCACTTTATGAGCGGGCAGTCTGCCACAGGTTCGGATGAGAACAAAACTCAAGGAGGCCGATTGAAGGAGGTAAGGCGGTGCGGGTATGATGCCGCGCTGCTTGGTGTTACCCATTCATGCGGCGCCATTCCCTGGCCATGTCTTGGGATACCCCAGCAGCAAAAACCCCGGCTCATGGCCGGGGTTTCTTTTTATCACGCGTGGGTCGTTGGCTGGTTGGCCAAGTGGACACCAAAGCGCAGCCCCAGGGCGCCAGCCACTTTGGTGATGGTGGCAAAGGTAGGGTTGCCTTCTCCAGATAAGGCCTTGTATAGCCCCTCTCTGCTCATCCCGACATCACGGGCCAGCTGACTCAGGTTGCGAGCTCGGGCGATATCGCCCAGTGCGGCAGCAATCAAGGCGGGGTCGCCCTCTTCCATGACTGCTTCCAGATAGTGGACCATGTCTTCATCGGTCTTGAGGTAGTCAGCCGCATCGTAACGACTGAATGTGACCTCCTGGTCACGCTCTTTCATGTTTTAATCCCTCCATTGCGCGGCAATGGTCTTTGCCTGTTCGATATCACGGGCTTGGGTGCCCTTGTCCCCACCACACAACAACACAATGATGATCGGACCCTTTGTCATGAAATACACGCGGTACCCCGGGCCGTAGTCTATCCGCATTTCCGATAGACCCTCTCCGATGGGTTTGACGTCCCCGGGATTGCCAAGGCTTAAGCGTCGGATCCTGGCGGTCACCTTCGCTTTGGCGCGTACATCACGCAGGGCGTCGAACCAGCGATCGAATGCGTTTGTTTTGATGATTTCAGTCATGTGCCAACTGTAGTTATCACCTGTTGACATGTCAACCATGGTTATCAGTTTCTCCCGGAAGCCACGGAAAATAGCCGTTTCGTGGGGGCTCTAGGTGAGTGAGTGCTGGTTCGTTTGCCGCCCTGTGAGATCGTTGGAAATTTCACGAGTGAAATTTTGATCTTTCATCAGTCCGCACGTAACAGCATGATTTTATTTATATATATCCTTAACTGCCGGTACCCGCGAACCTGAACGGCGGATCCAAACTCTCACAAAAAATCGGCACACCTCATTACATATCAATAAGTTACCAAACCACCCATGAGATCAACCCGTGATCGTTTTGATCCTTTTTCTTCAAAAATTGAAATTCTGTGAAATTCTGTTTTTGCCCCTTCCGCCCAGGAACTGCGAGGGCTGGCGATAGGATTTGCACACAAAAATAATTTCAAAATTTTTTCAAAAAGAGCCCGAAGGTGGGCGGGGAGGAGTGCGGATTCCGTGAGCCAGACGCTGTCGTGGGCCTGGCGCGGCCTGTAGCGATCAGCGGTGGCGCACTTTGGCTTTCAATGACAAAGAAAAACCGCCACTCAGGCGGTTATTGATGGATCTCAAGTGAAGCGGGGGCGGTTACGCTTGCCAGCCTGCTGCCCGGAATGCTGCGGCGCAGATGCGTTTAAGCTCGGGGTCATTGGGATCAAAGATAAGCGGGCGTGGCGGGGTCTTCTGTGTCCATGACGTCTTGCTGGAACGATGCCCCATCGCGCGAATGATGATGCCGGCCTTGCCCTGAGTCAGGTTTTCCTGCATCCATTTGAGCGAGGGTTTAACGGTGCGGGTGCGTTTGCCCTGCTTGCGCCTGACGGTGTAGCCCAGTTCCCGCAAACTCACCGCCTGGAAGCGCGAGCACGGTGCATCATGGGCGGCGTTCTTGCGTTGGCCGCTGCGCTTGGTCATGCGCCAACTGGTCCCCTTCTGGTGCTGGTTGGCAATGCGAGCAGCAAACGGCTGATCGAGGGTGATAGTGGCTGTGTCGGCGGTTGGCCGTGAGCGCAAGCGCTTGGCAAAGCCGCTCAGCTTCTTGTCCTTGCGTTTGCTCTTGCGCTTCTCCCAGGGCGTACCGTCAGGGGCCTGGCTCTTGCGAATGGTCTTGCGGTTACTGGCGACGACGGCTTTGCCGATCGCGGTATTGAGGGCCCGGCGCTTCTTGGGGGTCAAGGCCAGCATGCCCAGCTGTTCACGTAGTCGCAGTGATGATCGCTCGGTCGCGGCGGCATCGTTCATGGCGTTCTCCTATTCGATGATCGGGCTCAGGGTATTGGCCAGTTCGCTGGCCGCTTGAGCATGCCCTTGCAGGTCGCCCGCCTCGTTCGGTGCACCCACGTTCGGGTGGGTGTGGCTGGCGGTGGTGGTGGCCAACTGTGCCACCAGGTTCATCAGCTCAAGCAGCAGTTGGAAAATATTGGTGCTCTCACTCCCCACCCAGGATTGTGGCGCCTCCAGGTGCTGACCCGTGCCGGCGATGGCCCGGCGCAGCTCCCCCACCACCTCGGTGAGGCTCCCGGCCGTGGTCTGGTTCATGTTGCCCAGACTCCCCAGGGTGAACTCGTCGCCGGCGAGCAGCTCGATGCCACCCAGCGCCTCGATGCGCTTCAAGGCCCCTATCAGCTCCACACTGTGTTGCTGTGTACTCAACTGATGCTGGCCAAATTCCCCCAGGTAGTCGTCAGCCTGCTGGCGTAGTTGCCAGGCGCTGTCGGTGTGGGTGCGGTCGGTGCAAAGGCTGCGGTTGCCCACCGCATCGATGCGCTGCGCCACCTCGGCCCGTTGCTGTTGCAACTGCTCGCCCGGGGCGATGTCAGGCAGTGGCCAGCCCTGGCCCAGGATGGTGCGCACAAAGGGCCGGTCGACCCGACCAAAGGCAAAGCCGAGCTCAACCACCGTGCCTTCGAGCGGGGTTTGCAGCAGTCCTTGCTCCTGACCACCAAACAGCACCGGCAGCGGTACCGCCCGGTAAAGTGGGGTCGCGGCATCCGGTTTGCCGTCTTCGCCCAGCACCTGCACATCGACCGCATAGCGCGGCCGAAACGGATCGGCGGTTTGGCCGGCGCGGGCCTGGTCGCTCACGCTCACCACGGTACCAAACTGCGGCAGGTGGGTACCGGCCGCCAGCTCCGGGAACTGCTGTTCGGTCTGGCGCTGCTGGGCACTCTTGGCCACCTTCCCCGGGGTGGCCGTGGTGATCGTCATGTCTTCATCGGTGAGCCGTACCCGGGTAACCCGCTTGCCGTCCACGGTGGCCCCGGGGCGCAGCACCGGCGAAGGGGGCATGGTGAACTGATTGCCGGCCTGGTCTCGCACCCAGGCAGGATCCATCGTGACATCCTTGCCCGCCCAGCGGCTGTGCGCGTGGCTGCCCACAAAGATCGTGCCGTCCGGTTGCTGGTACCAGATGAAGTCCGGCACCGAGAAGGCACGGCCGGCGTTGTTCAGCAACTGATAGCCGGTACCGGCGCTGGTGAAGTTGGGGATCGGGGTATCGGTGTAATCGGCTCCCTGGGGGAGCAGGAAGGTCAGACCGGTTTGCGCGGTCAACCAGGCCAGGAGGCTGCGCAAGGTGGCGTGCTGCTGGCTGACGGGCAGCGGGGCGGCCAGCGCGCCGGCGAGCTCCCGGCACATCAACCGACTGCTGCCATTGTCGCAGGGCTGCACGCTTTCCACGTAGCCGGTGAACCAGCGGCGCAGATCGTTGTTGTAACCCAGATCCAGGGTGAAAGTGTCCCCCTTGGTGGCTGAGCCTTGGACAACCAGCACTGCCCGGCCGCCGGCCGACAGATCCAGTACGGTGTCATGTGCAATCAGGGGGCGGGGTGTCCCCGCCAACGTCAGGTACGTGGCCAGTTTCATGCGAGAGAGTCATCCCATCCTTTCAGGAATTGTTCAAAGGTGGTCAGCTGCTGCCCGGGCTGTTGGTTGTCGTCTGCCGGGGCGGCCGGCTCGCTGCCATCGGTGCCCGAGCCGGTACTGGCGGCGGGGAGCTTCAGGCGCTGTTCGCGCTTCTCCGGCACCGAGTTGTATTCGCGCAGGGTGAACGAGATACGCCAGGCCATTTGCCCGTCTTGTTCATCTGCGCTGATGCGGCCCACAAATTTGACCTGGCGAATTTTCACCGAGCGGGCCAGCAGAGAGCCGATGCGGTACACATGGCGCTCGCCGCCGTCCCCGTTGCTGCTGGCCAGTGCAAACAGCGCGGTCAGATCGGCTTCGCGCTTGAACGGGATAAGCCCGGTCACGGTCAGCTCCTTGGCCTTGGTGCCCTGCTCCGAGCTGGTCGCGCTGCTGGTCTGGCCGGACTGGTCTTTGTCCTTGAACTGCATGGCCAAAGACACTTTCATGCCCTGAATGGCGACCGGTTGACCGTCCAGGGTGAGCAAGGCGTTTTTCACGGGGTCAGCTCCTGCCAGAAGGTGAGCGGGGTGGCCGACAGCAACAAGGTGGCCACCGTGTGGGTGTGGGCATGGCTGGGCGCGTTGGACGCCTCCAGCTGGCTGGCAAGGCTGGCGGCATCCCCTTCGCCTTGCCAGTGCCACAGCTGGCCACTCAGGGCTGCGAGCCCATCCAGCGCCTGGCCCAGTTCAGTCAGGCGGGCCTGCCGGCGGGTAGCCAGCGCTTGCAGCCTGGCAATGGGGGTCGATGCGTCTGCGGCCAGGCTTTCGAGCTGGGCAATGCCGGTGCCCAGGGCGTTGCGGGTCTGGCGCAGTGGATCCCAGATAAGCGGCTCATCCTGACGCCAGCGAGGCACCATGGGCGCCATGGGTTGGGTCATGGCATCGTTGCTGGCTTGTAGCCGGCGCAAGGTGGCGCACCAGGCCGGGATCGGCAGTACGGGACAGAGGGCTGCCAGCAGGTTGGCCAGCTCGCTGGCGCTCTGGGCGGTGACCAACCAGGCCACGGCATGGCCTGAGCCTGTCGGGGCCTGGGGGTCGGCGCGATCGCGCAGCTTGGCCGCGAGCCTGGCCACCGCATTGGGGGCGGAGAGAGCATGATCGCCCCCCTGCTCCTGGCCGACCCCGTATTGCTCGGGGGTGACGCAGAGCGCGCGGCCGTTTGCCAGCAGGGTATCGAGCTCGGCGCGCAGGCCCGCCAGTGCGGCAGCAGCGTCCGATAGCGGGTTGGTCGGGTATTGCGCGCGAGCGGCCAGGGCGTCCAGGCGAGCCAGGGCGGCGGTGTTGCTGCCCGGTACCTGGTCAAGGATGGGCTGCCCCTCGGCGCGTATCCCGGCGGCGCTGGCGGGCCAGTGCAGCGGCCCTTGTGACCAACTCACTGCGGCGCCTCTGGCCAGCTGACCACTGCGGGCCAGCCTTCGCTTTGTGGCAGCCGGTAGAGGGCGACCCGGTAGCGCCGCCAGGCGGTGAGCTGCTCGCGCTCAGTGTCGCTGATGATGCCAAGCGCCTCGGCATCCTCCAGCGGGGCCATGGCGGTGGCCGCTTGTTTGAGCAGTGCATTCAGGCGGGCTTGCTGCTCGGCCTCGGTGGGCGGCGGCGGGGTGATCACCTCAATGGGGCCAAATTCGCCAAACACCGCCCGACTGTAGAGTGCGCGGCCATGCTCTTCCGGGTCACCTTTACTCGCTGTGAATGGCACCGGTTTGGGGAGGTGGCCAAACAGCACATCGAGCGTAATGGTCTCGGTATCGCCTGCAAGATGGCGTGGGTGTTTGGCGCTGATCACTTCAATATTTTCCATCGCGGTCTCCAATGCTTATACGATGCGGATCCACAAGGTGGTGCGGTCGTCCCAACGGTCGTCGTTGTTGTCAGAGACGAACCCCAGACACTTCCAGGTGCCGGGTAAGGCCCAGTCGCGATTTTGGCCCCACTCTGAACAGTTGGCCGGTCGCAATACCGAACCATCAATGACGTCTGACGGGTTCATGGCGGCGGCATAGCCCGGGATGACCGCGGCCATCATGTAGGTGCCGATTTGTCCCCAGCCACCTGAGATAATGTCCCAGTTCGCCTCGATGGCGCTGTGGTGGTGACCGTTATTGGACTTGCCATTCAGCGCATCTTGCAGCCCAGGGATATGGCCAATCTGTGGGGGTTCATCCTGGGTGAAGATGATTTTCCAGCCAGTACCCGCGCCGGCACTTATCGCCCCGTAACGCAGCTGTGTCCCGCCAAAGTTCATGGCCAAGGAGCCACAAAAGCCGGCCTGGTTGCCGTGGCTGTTGTGAAAAAAGTAGGCCCACTGGTTGGGGAACGGGTCACCATAGGCGCCTAGGCCGCCATGGTTGTTGAAGAAACCCGACTGGCTAAGCAGTTGGGCATATTCGCCGGGGGGAATGATTTCGCCATAAGCCCCTGCCACCCGCGCTGGGGCTCCGACTTGTCCCCAGTCATGGGTGTGGTTTGCGGCGGCCGCGCCAATTTCATCCAGGGTGGGTTTGTTCTGGGTGTTGTAGTCCCTGGCCCAGGGGGTGAATGCGCCCTCGTTGTACTGGGCACGGGTATAAACGCGGCTAGTGTTGTAGACGTGGTAACGGTGCTGCACCCCGGCGCCGGCGGTCACGGTGAGGGAACCGGCCTTGGGTTCGGGGTAATTGAGCTCCACCGCCGCATTGGCGTCCGAGTCCTGCCGATAGACGCTGGGGGTGATAATGGTGTTGAGGTCTTCCTTGGCCAGCGGGATCGGATTGGTCAGGGTGCCGGGGTGGGTGTGATCAACCGGCGCGGCGCCAATGTCCTCGGGCGTGGGCGGCGGTGGGGGATCGAGGATCTCATCCCAGTGGTGGTCGTGGGTGCGTTGACGGCGGGTATCCGTCACACTGCTGTCGGCATTGATGATGGCCAACTGGGCCACGTGGTGCTGATACCCACCGCTGTCAGTGTAGTCAACTAGCGCCATGTTGCTCAGCACCAGGGAGACGTGATTCTCCCAGGCGCCGAGCAGGGAGCCGGCGCGGTGCACATCGACCCAGACCCCCATCGGCAAGGCGTCAGGTGTCACGATCTGGTCGTCGCTCAGTACCGCCAGCAGCCCACCCACCACGGCGTCGCCTGGGTTCACGTGATACACCCCGGCGTTGTTGGTGACCAAAAAGCCATCCCCCTCAAACCAGGCGGGACCATAGAGCGGCAACGTCAGGCGGCGCATATCCTCATCCATGCCGGCTAGGCGCGCGGCATAGTCAATTTGCCAGGTGCTGGCGTCCACCGTGGTGATGGTGGCCTCGCTCGCCCGGTCGTACTCCATCAGCATGGATTTGACTAAGGAATTGCCAGTCTGGCCGGTCGCCTCATCGGTCTTGAGTTTGGCTTCCACCCCCTTGTGCACAATCATCCCCACCAGATTGCTCTCGGTGTTGATGAGGTACATGGCGTTGAACTCGAAATCGCCGACGCTGGTGTCCATCACGATGGTGTAGGCCACCGCGTCCAGGTTGATGCGCCCACGCTGGTCCACCGCCTGGCGGTGCACAATCTGCGCCTCGGGCGGCAGGCCGTCGTCGGGACTGGTGGGGAGCTCGGGATCGAGATCGGGGATGTTGGCCAGCACGAAGGCATCGAGCACCACCGGCGCTTCATCGGTCAGGCAGTCTTGCCAGTAGCTGGCAAAGGCGTTGGTGATAACTTGGCTCATGATGTCCTCTTGAGTGATGCAGCAAAGACTTGCTGGCTCATGTCGATACGGGCCGCGCGAAGGGTGGCCGCTTGCGGATAGACCACCTGGAAGCGGTAGCGGCGGCAGGTGCGCCCGTAATGCTGGATAAGCTCTGTCATCAGCGCCTGGTTGTTGGCGGCGTCCGAATCGGTCACCTCGACGGTGATGACGTCCCAATCGGTGTCGGCCTGACGTTCGTGCAGCTCACACCAGCCAAGCCCTAAGCGCTCAAAAATGCGCTTGAAGCCGGCCACGTCGCCGGCGTCCCTGGCGTTGAGGTAAGCCCACTTCACCCGCTTGCGGTAAAGGGCCATCGGTTCGCCATCAAAGCGGGTGATATCCCGCTCCCAGGCAAGCAGTCCCAGCATGCTGGGCGAGCAGGTCAGCGGATCCTGGCCGGCCAGCGGGTAGAGCAACCAGGTGCGCACCTGCCGCCAGAACCCCATGATCCCGCGTATCAGAAATGCCGGCTCCTTGGGGGCCTCGGGCAGGGTCTGGCCATCCTCCCACCAGGGCACGGTGTGGGCCGGCAGCGGCGGAGCTTGTTCGTCATGCTCACGGGGGGTCATGCGGTGATTACCTCCAGTGAGGCCAGGCGGGGGATCGCCAACTGCGACACGATATCGGCATTGGCAAAATCGAGGCTGGCCAGGGCCGGGAAGGTCTCGTGGAGCTCGCGCGTCAGCTGACTGAACGAAAAGCGCGAGCGGGGCGCGGTGCGGGTCACGTCGGGATAGGCGGTGGACTCACGAAAAGCGGCCCGGATCAGCGCCTCGACGCTGGCCAACAGGTCGGCCAGCTCTTGCGCTTCGAGGTTGGCCACCGGCCAGAGGGTCACGCTGACATCCACCAGGGTATCGGCCAGCGGGAACACTTGCAGGTCGTCGCCGTGGCCGTGGTTGCCCTGCACGGTCACATAGTCGTTGAGCTGGGCGATCAAGGTGTCCGGGGTTGGCCCCACGTCCAGCAGGATATAGGCATTGGCGGTACCCGGTCCCCGGGGGCCGTCGTGTTCAAAGTAAACCTGATCCGGGCGCACGCCGGCGACACTGGCCAGCATACTGCGGTACACCGAATCGATGTGGTAATGGGACACGGCCGAGAACTGGTTTTGAATGCGCAGGCCCAGCGAATCGTCATCCTCTTCATCGCTGCCCACCTGGGTGATCCAGTCCTGGCCATTGCTGGCCGAGACAATGCCGGTGATGGGTTCGCTCAGCAGGTTGTAATAACCCGGGGCCAGGTTGTAGGCCACCCCCGCTTTTTCGGCCTCGCACACCACCTGGGCCACCGCTTCGCCGGCGGGACTCACCACGGTTTGCACCGGGCGCAGCCGATAGACCACCCCGTTGATGCGCTCGGTACTGATCCAGATGCTGGCCTGAATGGTGATGGTGTCGGCGGGGTTGGCCTTGACGAAATCGACCAGGCCCCGGGTTTTCTGGGCGGGCTTGCGGGTGAGATCGACATCCCAGGCCTTGAGGTCGAGATAGGCGGCCTTGGCGGTGGCGGCAAAGCTGTTGGGGAGCACATAGCCAGCCAGCAGGGTGCGCAGCAGGAAGGCGGCCGGGGTGACCACCACCCCTTTGACCAGGCGCCAGAACGGGCTGACCGCGCTGTCATTGGAGATCAGCGAGCCGCTGGCCTCGACCTGGCGTTTGAGCTCAGCGGTGATCGCCTCGTCGGTGGTGGGGATCCCCGCCTCATCGAGCAGGGCGACAAAATCCACGCTGGGGCGGGCGCTCATAGG